TCCAAGTAGCAAACGCAAAGGCAATGTGTTGGCGGCTTGTGGGATTGAACTCCTTAAGCTTGGTAAAGGAAGCGCCCTCAAAGTAACCCTTTGTTTTGTTGTTTCGCTTTGGGGTCATAATGCCACCATTAACATAGGGGAAGGTTTCCCTCATGTGATCGGCAAGCTTGTCCATCTCTGTTCTGAGAGCGGATTCAAGCTTCTGAGCTTTGTCAACGTTAAAGGGCCATCCAGAGGTCTCCTGCTTAGCCATGATGTGGGCTAAGTCATGTTCCAGTTTGATGGCATCATTAAAAAGAACAAGACGGTTCTTGCCTTCTTTATTCTTTTTGTTGACGAACATATCTTTGAACAGGGATTCACAAACGTGAACGTCCTGCTCGCAGTAGTCCTCCATTTCTTGAGACCAATCAGACCAGTCGGTAGTCTTACCAAACTCGCCCTTGTAATCACCGATCCGGTAACCCCACGCCTCAAGGCTGTGGCGACCGTAAAGCTTCATTGGCATTCCAATGGGAGTCTTTCGGTAATCAGTACCAAGGATGTCAGGAAAGAACATCCGGCTAAGAATCAACGTGTCGTAGAGCCGTGCTTCTGGTTCAAAGAACGGATAAATGCTTTGGATGACTGGTACATCAAAGCCGACGATGTTGTGCCCGATGAGAAGCTTTGCCTCAGCAAGCATGTTGACACCAGTAGTCACAGACTCGTGAGTACCGCTGTCGTTATACCGAAGCACTTCTCCGGTATCAATGTTTTTGGTGACGATGCAGTGGATACAGCTTAAACCTTGTCTTGGTAAGCCATTCGTCTCAATGTCGAAGACTAACCTAGTCATAGACCCCAATACCCAGGTTCTTCGATTTCCAACGAACGTTGGGTAATTGGATCCGGTTTACCACACTCAATGCAGAAGTAGCCAGGCGGTTCCATTTCAGAATAGAAGTAGGAACTAGAGCCGCAGGTACAAACAGCATGGTTAGAAATCTCCATATTCTGAGGAAGATTTGGAGGATGAGTCATCATTAAAATCAGAAGTAAGATCTTCGATCATGCGACCGGTTTCGGAGTTGTAGCAGATGGTCCCAGCCTTACCTGTTTGACCATTGAAGCGGTTCTTCAACACTCGAATAGCAGCGTTGTTTTGTCCAGACGAAAGGTTTCGTTCTAGAGCAATCACCATGTCACTGAGTTGAACAATGCTGTGGCTACCACGGAGTTGTCCGAGGCTTACCTGTTGTCCATCCTCATGACCTTTGTCTCCTTGGGGACGTTTGAGGTGGCTGATAAGAATCATGCCAACGCCTGTTTCTTCAACAAAGGAACGAAGCTTTGTCATCGTGACATCAATGAGTTTCCTCTCGTCATGCGACTCATTCCCAGACATGAGAATGGAGAGGTGATCAAGGATGATCCATTTGACTTCCTTTGCCTGTGCCATGAACCGGCAATCACTAAGTATGGCTTCAGGATCGACTGACCCGAACCCATCACGAAGAAATACCTGTCCAGTGCCAAGCGACGAATCAAACGCTGTTTTAAGGTCAGTCTCTGGAAGTTCATTGTTGAGGTGAAGGGGTTTGTTGGCCTTGACGGACATCAAACGAAGAGCAGTCCTTTGGAGGCTCTCCTCAAGCGCAATGTAGCCAACCTTTTGAGATTGGTCAACCAACGATTGAGCAACTTCTCCACAAAAAGTACTCTTCCCTACGCCGGAACCGGCAGTCACCGTAACAAGTTCACCAAGACGGAGCCCGCTGGTGATGCTATCAAGGCAAGAAAAAGGCCAATCAGCATCGCGGCCATGAAGCGGCTTGATTGCGAGATCAAAGAGATCACGCCCGTCGATGACTGTCTTTGGTGAGTACGGTTTCTTTTGCCAAAAAGCTTGGCGGATAGCTTCAGGATCTTTAGCGACGATTGCTTCGTTGGCATCCTTGTAAGAAGAAAGAGATGCGATGAAGACCTTATCGTGTCTGAAGAGTTGAGCGCACTCCTGAGATGCTTTCTGGCCTGCTTCGTCAGAGTCGAACAGAAGGACGATCTCATCGAAGCGATCAATAAACTTGTACTGGTGCTGGAGAGATTTCTTAGCAGCATTGGCTCCATTGTCAAGACTTACTACTGGCCAGTTAGGACGGGCTTGCCAGACGCTCAAAGCATCAATCTCACCCTCGGTAATAACAATGGTTTTGTTATTGCCCTTGGCACCTCCGAAGAGCTGCTGTCCAAACAACTGGTGGTCATCGTTCTTTCCAGACCAACGAAACTCCTTGTCAGTGTTGCGGGCCTTGAAAGCAATGAGCTGTCCAGCTGCGTTGTAGTAGGGAAACCTTAGGCTCTGTGATTCAGCGTCATATCTGACGTTGAACTTTTTGCAGGTTTCTTCAAGAATACCCCTGGAGCGTAAAGGAACAATGTCCCCGGAGAAGTCCATTCGGAATTGCGGCTTGTGAAAAGGAACAGTTTCGCCATCACCATGCTCATAGTGACCGCAAGAAAAGCAGTGCCCATGACCGTCAGAATAACGACCAAGGGCATCACTACTTCCACAGGAAGGGCAGGGCTCATGCCTTACGAACTCGCTTTCTGAGAGATTCTCGGATAAGCTCATAGGTGTCAGCACAATTGTGGTGGTAGTCGATCCAACTATCTAGTTCCTCAACAAAAGCATCAGCTACTTCTTGAGGATCATAGTCTTCGGAACATTCAGCAAGAGTGTCTCCAAAAGACTGCTTTAAACGATCTTTAGTATAAAGAGACAATGGAATCATTTGCGGCCTTGACCTCGGTAGGGTTTGACGCCCTTGGGAGGACGACGGCTTTTCTTTTTCTTGCTGATGAATGTTTTACCAGCAAGTACTTTGGAGATTTTCATTCAAACCAGTCAAGTGGAATGTCGTGGTAAGGACACCAAGGGAATCCATTCTTTTCTGCCCACATGGAGTAGGTAGTCTTGGACTCCTTGGTGATGGTGTTATAGGGTGCCTGGAAGACAAGGCGGATGTCTAGTTCTGGATGTTGTTTTTTAACAGCCAGCATCTTGCGACGATCCTCTGGTTTAAACCAACCCTTGGCTTCCAGCATTACCCCATTCGGAAGAATAAAGTCTGGTTTGTAAACGGCTTCAATTGTATAATTGAGCTTAACGGTTTCGTATTCAAAAGATAAGTCGTTCTGATGTAACCATTTAGCTAGCCGTTCCTCAAGACGGGACCGGTAGTTACTTGGCATCAGAACGGAATGTCATCATCGGCAATAGGGTTTTCTTCCAACGCCTTATCGTTTGGTTGGAATGATGGAGAGCCTGACTTGAAACCGTCTGTAGTACCAAAAATAGAAGCCACGTCTTCAAGATCAAGATCACCAGAATCAGACCCGCCGCTGCCGACAAGTCGGACCACCTGAGCTCCTTTAACCTTGAAGCTACATCCGACCTTGGAGGCGTAGACATAGGGCTTCAGATCAATAATCAGCTTGACAGCGGTGCCTTTCCAAATGGGAGTCTCAGGGTCAAGAGCAACACCATCGGTATCGACCCACGGGAACATCGGAGCCCCGTTCTCGCCGCCGTAGCTGTACTTGAAGAAGCCAGACTCATCCCACTTGGGAAGCTCTTCGGTGTGACGCTTACCGTCCATCTTGGTGCGACCCCAAGCAATGGCTCGTTCGTAGGCTTCGTCAAACTTCTTTAGGTCAGCATCACTAAGACGAGCAGAGAAGCAGCAGTTATTAAACTTGCCGCTTGGTTTGAGGGCATTGACATAGCCATCGAGTGTGGTGGAAACAATGAAGCGGGTTTCAGACATGAGTCAGTAGGTGGGTGAGTTCGGTGGTGACGGTAATCAGTTGATGGTCTTGGAGAAGCTCGTAGACCTCTCTAACATTAGCATCAATCTCTGGATCGTAAAGCCGGGCAGCCTCCAGAGCGAGATCGTGATCAATCATCGTCGTAGAGGTCGAAGGTTTGATCGTAAGACTCAAGGCAATCCACAGCATCACCACCATTGAGAGCGGTGACCATGAAGGATGCTTGGGCAAACTCTTCAACAAGGTAGTGGTAGAAAGAGATGTCAAGATCAAATGCCTCGACCTCTCGTTCGTACTCTTCAAAAAGGTTTTCAATGACCGACTCTCGGACAAGAAACCTTTCTGCCAGTGCGGCAAGATCAGGTGTGGTGTTCATTAACAGAAGAAATAAGCGGAGTTTTGAACATCATTGATGTCCAGGGTGTTGATCATGACGGATTCATCAAAGGGAACTCCAAGCTGTTCTGCCCAGTCTTTGAGCACTGGCTTGGAATAGATCTCGACAAACTTGTCACGAATAGCAGCAGCCATTTCATCCATGTCACAGGAACGACCCAACACACAGTCGTGGATAACTGTGAAGGGTTTGTCCCAGTATGCAAAAGCTAAATGAAGCAGGGCTGCATCGAGGCTGTGGACAAGGTTAGGAGCTGCTGCTGTCTTGGCCTTTTGTAGGTCAATCTGTCGTTCTTCAAAGGGTTTCAAAAGATGAGTCTGAAGACGCTGACCAAGAAGCTTGGTGTTGACACGTTCACAATCATTCCTTCGATACTCTTGAACAACAGGGAACCCAGAAGGTGTCATCCATTCAAGGCGTTCACGACCAGACTTGATTACCTCACCGGCAGTCTTCTGGATGAACTCCATTGACTTACAAGGACCAGAGAAAACCTCCTTAACCGCATAGCGATAGATGGCTTTTACGATGGCTTGCAATTCACCTTTTTGAAGTTCGACACCTTTGAGTTCCTGACGGATGTAATCCCTTGCGGAGTTCTCCGTCACCCCATAGGGTGTCGTCATCACAGTGCGTTTGCAAGTTTTCCTCGTAATTTCTTTATGAAGGTGCTCAGGTAAGACCTCCTTGGCTTTCTGGGCAACAATGGCATACCCGTCAGAGGGTTTCTCTGTGGGGACAACGTTGACCATTTCTGCTGCTGTTCTGTCAAGCGCAAGCGCTGATAGGTGCTGGAGACCAGAGCAAGTGGCATCAACAGACACAGGAAGACCAGAGGTTTGTTTTGTTTTGTCAATGACACAATCGTAGTACTCCATAGCAGCAGCTAAGAAACACCAAGGCTCCTCAGCAGTAGACCACTCATTGATTGTTCCTTTTGGATCAGAAGCAATCAAAGAAATAAAGTCATGGTTTTGTTTTGTCCATTCAATCCGCTCAGTCATTGGAGCTTTATCAAGACCCCAAGTAGTAGCAACTTGAAAAGACAACCACCAGTCATTGATTGGTCCTTCTTCTTCAAAGAGAATCAAACTCTTATCGAAGTCAGTACCCTGTG